TGAACACCGTGACCTTCAACAAGCTGATGAAGATCGATGCGATCAAGAACCGCTTCCTGACCACCAACGGTCTGGCTGTCGGGTATCTGACTCAGGGCGAGGTCAATCGGGTCATTCAGGATGTCAATGGCGTACGGATCGCCGTCTATGACAAGCAGTACAAGGATGAATCCGGTACTGTCCACAAGTTCGTTCCGGACAACTATGTCGCCTTTGTGCCGACCGGCACTCTCGGAAAGACATGGTTTGGTACGACTCCTGAAGAGGCTGACCTGCTTGGCAAGCTGAATTCCGACGTTGCCATCGTAGATACCGGCGTTGCTCTCCTGCGTACCATCCAGGAGCATCCGGTTGTACTGAACACCTTCGCGTCTCAGATCACCATGCCGAGCTACGAGCGTATGCCCGCTGTCGGTCTGATGAAGGTAGCTTAATGATCTTTAAGCCAAACTTTACCGTATTCCACAACGGGGTCTGCTATACAGCAGGCAACCCCGTTGAGGTTTCGGAGAAAGATGCAGAGACCCTCGGAGCTTACGGCGAACTGGTGAAACCCGCCAAGCCCGTTAAAACAGCATCGAAGGGTAAGAAAGAGCAAGCGAAACCCGTTGAGGATGACGATATTCTCTGATTGAAAGGAGTGGGCAGAATGGACAGGTCGGATATGCTGAGTAAAATGAAGAGTCTGATCGGACCCAATGTTATCGGGGTTGACGACGATGCCCTTCTGTCCACATACCTGGATATCGCTGCCGAGAAAGTTCTGAACCGCAGATACCCGTTCCGCAGACCTGCTGATGCCGCTGTAGAACCCCAGTATCAGCCAGCACAGCTTGAGATTGCGGTATTCCTGTTTAACAAACGCGGAATAGAGGGTGAGTCGCTGCATTCTGAGAACGGTGTGAGCCGATCCTTCGGTATGAGCACGGATGTGCCTCCGGAGATCCTCTGGCAGATTACTCCCAAAGGGAGGGTCGGTTGATGAGAGGACAGTATCGGAATCAGAGACCGTTCTGGTATGCGAACTTCGTCGGCAATGAAAATTCTCAGGATATCGACGGGAGATACACAGGAAGACCGACTCCGAAGTACACGAACCCTGTCAAGGCATGGGCGAACATCTCGACAACAACCGGTATTACGAATAACAACATCGCAGGACGAACCGAGAATGAGCACTTTGGTATCAACCTCGTGTATAACGCGGTTATCAACCCTGTTCAACTTGACTTCCCGATGAATGAGTATTCGATTTGCTGGATTGACCGAGAGCCGGTGATCAAGGAAGACGGGTCTACGGACACGCCCCACGACCACTACGTTCACCGTGTCGCAGTATCACTGAACAGCAAAGCATATCTTCTTACCCGTGTGGGGGTGAATGATTATGCCGAGTATCAAAATTGATCTGACAGTGGCGGGCATTGACTCTGTTATCAAGAAGCTTGACGCCCTGGAAAATGCACTGAAGGATCTGTCAAATCCTGTGGAAGACCTTTTAGCTCTTGGAGAGAAGGAAGCAACGGCTGTACTGGCTAATGCTCACGCTACATTCCCCGGACCCCGTGACAGCACTGTATCCTCCCGCCCCAGCGGAAACAGGGGAACGGTAGAGATGTCAGGAAAGGGTGCGCCCTTCATCGAGTTCGGTGCAGGAGTGCATTATAATGGAAACGAGAGTTATCCGCTTCCCAGACCTAACGGAATCGTCGGTATCGGCGAGTACGGACAAGGACAGGGCAAGCAGGATATGTGGCAGTACGGTCATAAATGGACGCATGGTAACCCTGCTCAGAAGCCGTTATACTTCGCGGCTCTGACAATGGAACAGAACGCTCCGGCGGTATTTAAGGCGGTGATTGACAATGCCCTCAAGTGACAATTATCCGGAACTCACGCCGGATACAGAGTCTTATGTGGTAGACAGGATTGTTAAGATGCTGCTTGAGTATGACCCGAAGATTCTGGTCTATAATGAGGAAGTTGAATCTCCTGCCGGTTTTCCGTGTGTGACCATTGAAGAATACAACTCATACTCGCATAAGCAGACTTTGACCGGTGACAACGTAGAACGATATATTCACGTTTCATACCAGGTTAACGTTTATTCCATCGCCAAAGATGGAAAATACCAGTGCAAGCAGATCATGGGTTTGATCGACCGTGAAATGCGGGCAATTGGTTTCCTGAGAACCTACAGTGCTCCTGAGAAGAATATGCAGCGAAACATATTCCGCAGGGTTGCAAGGTTTAATGGAATCATTGATACAGTAAACGGACTCGTCTATAAGTCAGTTTACTTCGTTGACGAATAAAGGAGGAAAAGCAGATGGCTGTTGAACTTTCCAGTGCCGGTGTATCTGTGCAGTATGCTGTCGAAGCAACTGCGGGCGTAAGACCCACTACCGGTTATACAAAGATTCCTGGTATCAAGTCCACGCCTGACCTCAACCCGGAAAACAGCGCCCTCGACGTAACCGATCTTGGTGATACCGAGTACAAGCGCTATATTGCGGGTCTGAAGGATGTCGGCGGCACGATTGCCTTTACAGCAAACAATACCGAGGAATTCCACACCACCTGGGCATCGATTGTTGCTGCCTACGAGACCGCAATTGAAACCAGCCTTGGCATGTGGTTTGCCATTATCATCCCTGGTCTGACCAAGGCTTTCTTCATGAAAGTTGAGCCGAAGGAACTCGGCCTGAACGCGATTGAGGTTGACTCCGTTCTGGAGATCGATGCTTATGTCGCGCCGCAGCAGATCGTCGGTTGGGAGACCAAGCCCGTTTAAAGACTGATGACAAAGAAGAAAGTGAGAGAGAAGAGTATGAGTGAGAGAAAGAGAATCGAGCCGGTTATCATTCGGGACACTGAGACTGATGAGGTACTGTACACACTGGATTTCAATCGGGATGTCGTTGCGACGGCAGAACGTCGGGGATTCCGGCTTGACAGTATCAGTGAATATCCGATGACGGCTTGCCAGGAGCTGTTCTACTGGGCAACGAGAATGCACCACAAGAACATGCGCAGAGACGAGACTGATAAACTGTTTGTGGGTCTGGGCGGTATCGAAGCTGACGGGCTGATTAAGAGGCTTCTTGAGTTGTACAATCAGGCCATTACCACCACGGAGGCAGAGAGAAACCCGAAGCTGGCCCTGCAACTCTAAAAGAAGAAAACGCAGACCTGAGCCTGGAGGACGAACAGCCTCAAACTCTCAGGTCTGCTTTTTTAGAATTAGAGCCATACTACCTCGCATTGGGTATGACGCACGAACAATTCTGGTTTGACGATCCGTGGCTGTGTGTGACCTACAGAGAGGCAAACCGGTTGAGGACGGAACGCCGAAACGAGGAATTGTGGTTGCAGGGCCTCTATAACTTCAATGCACTACAGGCAGCACTCAGTAATTTTGGGCAGATGTTCAGCAAGCGCAGACGAACTCCGCAGAAGTACATCAGTCAGCCGATTCGGGTAACTCCGCTGAGTGAAGCAGAGAAGAGACAGAAGAAGATAGAAGATCGTAAGAAAGTTATTGCATATTTCACACGACTACAGAAACAGTGGGAAAGGAGGGGGTGACATATGGCATCAGGCGGTAGCACCACAATTACTTCGCTGGCGGTTGAGATCTCGGCAAATGCGCAAAATGCAGCAACAAGTATTGATAATCTGCGTCAGAGCCTGGAAAATCTGAAGACTGCGACGGCAGCAGGTCTTACAAACCTTGGTAAGTTTTCCCAGGATATCAGAACATTCATGACCGGTCTTCCGACGGTGAAGGAAACCCAGAAGCTTGACAAGTTCACCAAATCTCTCAGCGCACTGACTTCCATACAGATTTCCACGCAGGCGTTTACAGATGCAGCGACCGGAATATCTGCGCTGTCAGCAGCAACTGCAGGGATGAGGAATGCGTCTGGTCTTGGTAATCTTGCCAGAGGTCTTAGTGCTCTCCCCGGAGCAATACAGGATTTTAACAACGCTTCAGGTTCGATTGACTTTTCTTTGCTGTCCCGTGGTCTGAACAGTCTTTCGGGTGCGCTTGGTTCGCTTGGAAACGTACCGAATCTGTCCAGTCTCGCAAGAAATCTCGGCTTGCTTCCTGCGGCAATTGAGGCGTTTAATAATGCCGGAACGGATTATACAACCCTCGGAACAAGACTGACATCTCTGAGCACTGCACTCGCCCAGTTCGGACAAGTGCCGAGTTTCTCCGGTATAGTTGGTGCACTTGAACGACTCCCTGGGGCGATACTGAACTTTGTCAATATCCTTACTACAGCGAACTTTACAGATCTGGGG